GGATACGGTCGAACAATAACTTCGTTTGCGACGGTTGCGGATCCGCTATTGACGTCGAAGCGGACAAGCTCCTCGCCGGAATCAAGAAGGCCGAGCAAGCCGTCACGAACTTCCGGAAGTCTCTTGGCAAGCTCGGAAAGCGCCGATAGCCAGGTAATCAGGCCGCTTGCATCGAACTTTAGTGTCAATGTCGCCCCACTCACGGCTTCACCCCGCAAAGCTTCGCCAGCTTCTCATTCTCCGCCAGGATCTGGCGCTTGGTGCCTTCCGTCATCTTGTCTTCGACCGACGGCCGAACGGGGCGCGCAACGTCGCAGTAGTTACCGGCCGTCACGCAGCCACTTACCGAGAGCGCGATCAACGTCGCTGCCCCCCATGTTCTGAACATCATCCTCGACGCCCCTCGCCTTTTTGATGGCTTTCGCGTTTGCCTTAGCCTGCTCCGCCTTGCCGCTGGAGCGTCCATAGAAGAAGGCACCCGCGACGATCGCGAGTGCCATGCCGACCGGAGCCAGCCAGCCAGTGATGCGGGACCAGATTGCCGCTGCCAGCGCGCCGATCACGTCGGATGCCCCACCTTGCGCGCCCACTGCCACCACGCCACCGGAATGGCGCCGATGGCGGCGGCAATGCCTGCCTCGATGCTTGCCGCAACGGCAGGGTCGTCTGTGATCAGCGATTTGACTTCCTCGCCGATGTAGCCGGAGCCGTAGAGCCAGCCCGCAATCATGTAGAGGGCGATGCGAATCCAGACCGTCACTTCTTGCCTCCCTTGAGAAGCGCCAGCAGGAAGCGACCGAGCGCGGCCCAGAAGCCACCAGTATCCGGCGCCGGCGCGGTCGGTGTGGTGGGTTTGGTGTCGTAGCCGCCGGCGCGCAGCGCGGCCTCGAAGGCGCGTCCGTACTTCTCGATTTTGCCGCCGTTCGCCTTCACGTCGCCGTTAATGATCGCGCGGGATGCGGCGTAGCGGTAACCGTCGGCGGCGTCGTAGTCCTTCAACTTGCGCCCGGTGAAGATGCCGTTGATCATGCCGTCGAAGAGGATGCGAACGGCGGTGGCCATCTCGCTCGCCTTTTCGGGCGTGCCGGCGAGCCCGAACTTGGCATAGTTCGTCTTGCCGGTGATCTGGGCCAGACCGCGTCCGCGGTAGATCCAGCCGTCGTCATCCCCGGTGTTGCCGAGCCTGCCGCCATAGACCTTATTGGCCAGCTTGCGCTGGTTGCCGGCATACGGTGCGGCCGCGGCGATCGTCGGGAATCGGCTTGGCCAGACTTCCGTCAGCCGCTTTGCCGAGTAGTTGAGGTTTTCCGAAACGGGCTGCATCTGGCCGCCGGTCTCATGGTGCGATTCGGCCAAGATTGCGGCCAGATGGGCTAACGGCGTGCCGCGGTGCTCTGCTTCGTCGAGAATCGCGTCGATGCCCTGCACTTGTGCTTTCTTGTTGATGGACAAGGGCGAGCGCACCGCGGCGAAGAATTTCGCGCGGTCCATTGGTGTCTCCTGTGGTGGTGGTGTTGCAGACTAAGCGCGTCGACCGATTGCGCCGCCCAGCTTTTCACCTTGTGGTTTTGTGATAGGTTGTCGCGCATTCAAAGGTGGAGTGCGACATGTTGAGAGGCCCTGTGTTCGATAGGCTCAAGAATGCCATTCCGACCCAGTGGTGGCCGTTCGCACAGTCAAGGCCGATCCCCGAGATGGGCGGCCGGCGCATCGGTGGATTCTTGCAGTCGCAGGTGATGAATGCGCCCGGAGCGACCGCAGTTGTCGAGCTTGGAACATGGCTTGGCGCCGGTACCGAGCAATTGGCTAAGGGGCTCCATGCCCGCCCCAACAAGGACGGGATCAAGATTCATTGCTTCGACAAGTTTGAGATGTCTGAGGAAGGCTCGAAGAAGGCAGCCATGCAGGGCGTTGAGATCGCTCCGGGCGGCGATACCTCGGCTTGGACTTCAAAGGCCCTTCGTGCCTACTCTAGGGATATCGTCTTTCATAAGGGGATGCTCGACGAAACGACCAAATGGTCCGGCGAGCCGATTTCCGTCTATGTCGACGACGCGACGAAGTTCCCGCATCCGTTCACGCGGTGCCTAAAGATCTTCGGACCCAGTTGGATACCGGGAGAAACGGTAGTCATCCTCATGGATGCTCTGGTCTACCTCAAGAAGAAGCCGAAGGAATTCTCGGCCGCCCGCTTGGCTGATCTCAAATTCCAACACGACTTCGTCACTGAGCGTCCGGAGAGCTTTACCCTGCTGCCAGGCTTGAGCGACACCTCGGGAGCCGCTTACAGGTATGAAGGAGGCATCGCTTTCGATGCGCTGCCAATGCCGCTTTCTCCTGATGAGCGCCGAGCGCTGAAAACATCCAGAATCTGGCGGTAGTCAAAACTCAAGCAAAAAGGCCCCAGAATCCCACGAGGATGATCTGGAGCCTTCTGTCTGAGCGTTCGAATTCACAGACGCCGGCTTTATGCCTCATTCCACCAAAAGTTTCAATTTGGAAGTAGAATTGATCTTGACCTATTTAGCCGTGTAGGCCAGAGGAGACTCGATTTCAGATTGCTTTACTAGAGAGACGGTTTCGTATGTGGATTTCCCTCACCACCACCAAGCAACGGGCCGTAATGGTCAACTTCGCAGACGTCATGGAAGTCGCGACTCACGCGAGCGGCACGCAGATCATCTATCGCGCGAGCGAACCGAACAAAGAAGGCGTTCCCACCCCGCGGACGATCTACGTTCAGGAAACGATCGATGCGATCGAGAAGGTGTTGAAACCCCGCAAGCTGCGGTTCTGAGCTCGCCCGCTCTAGAGCAACCGAACCCTTAGCCGGCGCGATGCCCCCGTCCTGTTTTCCAGGAAAAGGTCACCTCCCGTCAGGCCGACGCTGAACTTCCCATCCGTGCCAGTGGTGCCGGTGAAGGTGCTGCCAACCGCCGAGGGCTCGATACTGGCGCTTATCGCGCCAAGGGAGACTGTGGTGGCCGCGGCCGACAACAGAATGAAGTGGCCGTATACGTTGCCGTTCTGATCCGAGATCTGAATGACCACGCGATCGCCCGCCTGCTTCGAGGCATCACGGATGACGGCGTAGGAATCGTCCGTCATCGTGAACATGTATTCGCCGTGGCCAATCTCTACAGGCGATTCTGGCCCCGAAACCAAGGACGAGACGTTGGCGATCGTCAGGCCAGACGGATGCATATCGAACGCACCAAGTCCCTGGTTGATCACTTTGTTCGGCCCGAGCTTGGATCGTCCGACCTGCACCGTGCCGCTCGCCTTATAGAACTCGAAGGTCGTGGCGGCTGGCCTATTGATCACGACAGTGTTGTCCTCGCAATCGAGATTGGTCGGGTTGATCGTGCCACTCGCACCCGCGAACCAAATGAAGCTATCCCGCAGACCATTCGCCGTGTTGTTCTTGATCGATACTGGAGCTCCCCAGTTCCATGGTCCGGTCGCCGCGTCGATGCCGAATTTGACGAAATTCTGCGCCTGCGCATTGTCGTTCAGGTCGGCAAAGGCAACCTTGTCTGGATAGTCGACACGCTCGTAGGAACAGCCCTCGACGATCAGCCCAGTGCCGAAAGTCGCGTCTACGCACGTATCCAATCGACCCAGAAAGCGCACATTCCGGACTTCGATATTGCGGCCGCGGATCTTCACCCCTTCCTGAACTTCCGAGATGATCCCATCTTGGAATCTTCCGTTCTCCGAAGGGCCATGCATGCCAACGCCGTAATTGGGGACGGCGCCGATCGGGTAGTAGACACTACCGTCATATTCGGTACCGCCACCGAAGATTTCGAAATCTCGCACCAGCCAATCGCGGTTGACCAGCCCGTTGTTGCCCTCGAAATCGATCAGGCGTCGCATGGAGTGTCCACGCAGGTCGATGTACTGCGACCCTACGGACGCCCGATCGCTGACGCCGTACCCGATGGCTCCCCCAGAGCCGATGTTCTGCGCCCTGATGCCGGTGAACCGGCCCTGCCAGGAGCGCTGGTTCAACCACCCGCAGAAGGTTGAGCCTCTGACGGTCAGATCGTTTACTCGAGGCCGAAACAGCCTGTCGGTCTGCAGGCAGCATGTGGAAACGGCTGTTGCTGGCGGCAGCATCCGCAATTCCAGCGAGTTTATTTCCAGGCTGTCGGGCCAGTAAGCCCTTACGGTGATCGTGTCCCCCGGCACATCATAGAAGTCCCGCGTCAGGTCCCAGATTTCTACCTGGGTAGAGCTGACGATGCGGGTGATCTCATGCGCTTCGCCGCACGTATCTTCGCCACGGTTGTCGTAATACCAGAGTTGGTTCGATGTGATCTCGATCATCATGCCCACGGCTAGCTGGGAGGTGTCCGAGAGTGTGATGCGCTTCTGCCCGGGAACGATATCCGCCGTGAGCGTGATTGTGCCTGCCGGCACGTCATAGGCAGTGCGGTTGAATCGGAGCATGCGGCCAGCCGCGTTTGCCAGCGTCTGGGTGCCCCAGATGACCGGCTTTTCGCCTCGAGCGCCTTCGATCACCAGATTGAAAGCGTTCGTGAAGTTTATGCCGCCAAACTGGTAGTTGGTCGCGGGGACGATCAGCGGGCGATTAAGCGCGATCGCAGCTATCATGGCCCTGGTGATGTTGGCGCTCTCGTCAACGAGAGAGCCTTCGTTGTCGGAGCCAAAAACGCCGAATTGCCGCAGGTCGAGCTCGGGAGTGCTAATGACAACATAGCGATTGTCCGCCAGCTGTGTCCAAGCGTCATGGGCCGTCGGCTCAGTTGGAACGACCGCCCAGTCTGCACTACCGCCGTCTCCTGGAGCGGCGTGCCCTCCGGTCCTCATTGCAATCACGGCCTCGTCAATCGTTGCCGACTCCAGCGCCGATTGAGAGTTAAAGGTCATCTGGTTGTTGGCAGCGGCAAGAGCCGTGGCGGCAGCCCCTTCAGCAATGACCTTCGCTGCTTCAGCCGCAGCGACGATCGCCGAGCTGGCTTGATCGCTCACCAAGCGGAAGGTGGGGCCAGATACAATGCCAAGTACGATCATGCCTGCGGCCAGGCCGCCAGCATCGATATTGTTGCCGCTGTTGGTTTTGACGGTGAGTGTGCCGCCGCCATTGAAGCTTACGGTGACCGGACTTGCGGTGTTTGTGTCAGCGACGTTCATCCAGATCAGCGCAGAGGCGCTAACCGGGATGCTTGTCGTCGCGATGATTGCATTGGGCGTGCCTGCCCCGGCGTCGTTGGCGATGATAAAAGAGAAAGGAAGGTCTGAGACTCGCGCCCAAGAACCGGTCCCTGCGCCACCGATCTTACGATAGATGCCGTTGTTCCCGACTGTGGCGTCGCCCAGAACCCACGCCATGCTGTTAGCGCCACGTGACAGATCTGCATCCAAGAGCGCTTTGTTTGAATAAATCAGGCCACCGTTCGACAGAAAGGCGGCGATGATGCCCTCGATCCACGAACCCCAGGAGCGAATCTGGGCCTTGTTCGGTTCATACGGGTTCGTAGATGGACCGTCGGCCCAGATGGTTGCGGCAAGATCGACCATATCGATTTCCTGTGTGAAAGCGCCCAGCATCGGCCGGGACAAGAATTGGCGAGTTTTTTGGATGCGCTCACGCGACGGTGAAACTGCCCGTTGCGACGGGCGAACCTTCGACACCGGAGCCATTGATTGAGACTATCCAGGCGTAGCGAACGCCGGCAGTGAAGTTCCGAGTAGCGCTATCGACCGAGCTTGGCGCGCCATACTCTGGCGGCCCTAAGTAGCTCGCCGTGTCGAATACGTTTGTGGTGTTCCAGTAGATCTTTGCCCCGGCATAATTGCCGCTGTTTGGCGCCGTCCAATTGAAGGTTGCCTGCCCCGGAATGCTGACGTTAACGGGACCATTGAGTGCGATAGCGCCCGGCGGGTTCGGATCGGCGGTAGACTGGATGTCTTCCGTCGTCGACCAAGCTGAATAGGCGCCCCCGGAACTCTGAAATGCAACCTGAACCTCGAGCAGCTGATTCACAGGAACCGTGCTCGTGTTGAGGTTGACGAAGCCACTAGCTGGGTTTGCGTCTGGGAATGCTTGCTGCACCCAAGCTCCGGGGACTCCGGCACCTATATCGGCAACACGGTACTGAACAACGGGAGTAAGGCTTGCATCTTCCGGGTCGATGACGACTACGCGAATGTAAACCGACCCACCGTTGGCTTTTGCCTGCACGAGATTGATAACAGGCGTCTGGATTCCAGATGAGCCTGGAGACGATGGAACCGGAGGCTGAGCCCCCTCATCCGTCGCCGGGGTCCACTCGTCGATGTCGTCAGGATTTTGAACGATATCCATCGAGAACCCGCCTCGCGTCATTGCGAGGATAGATCGACGGTTTTCGATCAGCTTTCCGTTAAGCCGCGGCAGGCGATTGGGCGTCTCCAGTCGCACCCAGCGCGCGTAGACAGCATTGATGCCGGAGAGGCGAACATCGATGCTGCCCTTGACCTTCTGCTGCATGCGCAGCCAGTCTCGCTTACCGAGCCGGCGCGCTTGGCGCCACTGGTGCACCCACGGATACTCAGCCTCCTGCGCTAGCACGCGGCCGGCGGAAATCTGCGCAGCCGTGTCTTCGAAGTAATCGGTGTCAGTTGTCGTGTAGTCTGTCGCCGGGTACGTGAACTTCGGGATGAGGCGATTACACTCGTCCTCGAAAAGAACATCGTATTGGATTTGATGCCCAACGATGTCGCGATCGGTGAGCGTTGCGCACCGGCTCTCGCGGAACTTGCCGACGGTCAGGATGCGAGCGCCATCGCCGCGGGCGACAAGGTGACCGTCGCAGGACGAAAGCATGGCGTTCAGGCCTGACTTCGGGCCGTTCTCGGTGGTTTCGACACCGTTGCACTGGTATCGCTTCTCAGTACCGCCGCCCGCGAGAGGAACATCCTCGTCGCAGATATCGGCCTCTTCCTTCCAGAGGTCGATGACGGGCAGAAGCGCCTTCTGATAGTCGAGCCTGTAGCCGAATTCGTTGAAGCATAGGTGCCAGGCAATGATGATTGCCGCGTTGCGCGTCCACTGCCACGTGTCAGGATCATCCGGATCCTGTGCGGGATCGCGAAAGTCCCAGCAGTATGCGGCGTCAGCCTCGACTGAAAGCTGCGGGTGACCGTACGGAAAGACCTTGTTCTGGTCCTTCTGGCGGGTCGCACTGGCGACCAGGAACGTCGACGCTTGGCCGTCGCCTCTGTGATTGTTGGTCCACAGACCAACACCAGAGAACGCTGCCACCGCGGCCGCGTATGGCGTTTCGATCGGCAAACCGAGGCGGTGCTCGATCGTGACGTTGCCATTGCCATAGCGCCCGCCGCCTGGCGAGATGACCACACCGCTGCTGAGCGTGACCTCGTCATCATGCAGCCAGTACCGATTGAACGACTTGATGCGGTGGCCGAACTGCGCCTGCACGGCATGAAGGTTTGGTCCACTGCTCTCATAGAGCATGAAGGCGCCGGCCGTCCTCACTCGCCCCACGCCCCAGATCCGGTAAGGGATCGATTGGGCGAGCGGAACCTTGGCCGCTTCAGGCTTGGGCGGCTTCGGCGCCATCAGCATCTGAATGCCGATCGACAGCGCGGTCGTCGCGATGGCCGATGCAATCGACGCGTAGGTGATCGTCGAAGCACCGATGGTAATGCCGCCGGTGCCCAACACAGCCGTAAAAAGCGGCGTGAAAATCGGATCGAACACGACCTGGCTGTAGAGCGATGTAGAATGGCCGAGACTATACCGCTGCAGCATCATGCGATGGTGTAAACTCACCCCGTAAACCTCCATGCTGCAACGTGATTTAGCTTCTTGGCGACGACGCCAACCGGCCCAAGAACGAGCCAGAGCGGGCCAAATTTGATGGCGCAGACCTCGACGAGGCCGTCACCGATTCCGGTCGGCGCCTGAACGACGCCAACGTCACCGTCTTGCGGGTTTTGGATGCGCTTAAAGCCGAGCGGTTCAAGGGTCTTGGCAGCGAAGGCGACCATGCCGCCGGCACGCGTCAGGATGTCGTGAGCGCCGGCGGCGGAAGCGTACGTGCCGCGATAGGAGGCGGCAGGATCGACGCCGATGCTCTCCTGGATCCAAGTGGCGCAGAACGTCGTGCAGTCGTCACCGCCCATCCCGCCCCACCGAAAGCGGTGCGGCAGGGCCACAAACTCTTGCAATGTCATGCTGCTTCCTTGGCGCCTGTCGCGCTGTGGTGGCTAGTAGCCGAGCGTCCAAGTGGGCTGGACGCCGCGAGCGAGACGTGCGGTCTCGTCGCAGAACTTGTCGGTTGGCGACAGCGCCTTCTGATGCGCCGATGACCAGAGCGTGCGCGCCGGCCGCGATCGCGTTGCCTCGCCAGCCACTACGGCCAGCGAGAGCGTCAGCGTGACGGATTCTCCACTTGGCACCGCCGGCGACTGCTCGCCGACATGGGAGGCCGTGCCTGTCCAAATCGGGATGATGTCGCTCATGGGCTGGAAATACTGATCCAGCGTCGTGATGCCCATATGCACCGCCGCGCCGCGGATAGGCGGCAGGCTATCTATCGTCTTCGCCGCAGTGCCGGGATCGATGCCGGAGAGCGTAAACTCGACGCTGTCAGCCGTTCCGTTGACCAGCACCTCAAGCGTCGGAACGCCGACAAGCCTGCCGCCACCCAGATAGACAGTTCCATCCGGATCTATGCTGTCAAAATTAGCCGGAATGTCATTGATTCCGAACCACATATGCAGCGCAGGGTCTGTGTCGATGCGCAGGAAGATGCCGAGTTGGTGACTGCCTCGCAACTCCTCGATGACGTTGTCAGGAACCCAGGCCATCAGAATGCCTCAACGAATTGGATTGCCTGCTGTGTCACGAAGAACGCCTCGACCACCGACGGCAGAGTGAAGTCCGATTTGAACTTCGCCACGAACCGAGGGCGGGCGAACTCGACACGCGTGCCGACAGTCACCGCCTCACGAAGAGGCGGTGCGATAGCCAGCGTATAATCGGAGTATCCGCTGCCATCGGTGCGCGCGAGCACGTCCCAATAGCGATATGCCCGCCAGCCCTTCATCGGATGGTAGATTGAGAACCAATCAGACCACCGCAGCGGCCGTGAGAGGCCATGGACGCGCATCTTGATGACGCCGGCATTGAGCGCTGCTGCCTCGGTGATCTCGCCGTAGACAGTCGCCTGACTGTAGCCAGAACCGTCGTCGAAGTAAGAGCCGTCGGAGTGCGGAATGCCGGAGACGATCGGCGTCGGCAGTCTGCCAATCTTAGGAAATGGCCCAAACCAATCGGTGATGATCGGCACGTTGATGAACCGGAATCCGCCATTCAGCCTGGCGCCGAGCCAGTTGATGTATTCGTAGTGCTCCGGATCCTTGATCTTGCAGTCTTCGTAGACGGCGGTGACGATACCGCCACCGCTCATCTCGATTGACTGCCCCTCGCCCATTCCGTTTCGGCCGCCGTCGATCGACGAGCCAGTTACGTCAAATGTGGCCTTCACCGGCGCCAGAAAGTTGGCTTCCAGTGTCGGCTGGTTGATGAAAACCGCCATGTCATTTCCTAGATCAGTGATTGCAGCGCCCACCGTGGACAACTTGTCAGTCACATGGCATCGTCACCCAAAACGCTTGGAGTCGATGATGTTAGAAGGACGATACAGCGCCATCTTTTTTGAAGCGGATCCGCAAACCGGTTGGCTCGGGGACGTATTTGCTCGAGGCGTTATCGAGTTTAGCGGTGGCAAGATCTTCGGTGGTGACAGCGGTTATCACTATCAAGGCACCTATGAAATGGTTGACCAGACAAGGTACAATGCGTCGATCAAAGTTGCACCTCACACCGCCCAGCCTCTTCAGGATTCACCCTTCGGACCGCGCGGCACGACTCTCGACGTCAGAGGTGCCACCAACCACGGCAGTGTCAGTTGTGGCAGGGAGATCCGGACGCTCGGCCAGCCATTTCAAATAAAGCTGACTCGAATTGTCGGATAGCATGAAGTTCAGAATGCCTTGGAGTCGTTCGGTCGCATGGATGATGCGCTCGACTTCTCTCGTGCTGTAGCGTCGGTCTTCGTTCATGGTCAGCCCTTACGATTAGTGTAGATCGCCTGCAATGTGCCGTAGCCGCCGCGTTCCATGCCTTTGTTCTGGGTGGCAAGGGCCTCGCCGACGCCCTGCTTCACGAGCGTGCGGATATGATCATCGCCGCTCGCACCGCTGACGCTGACGAGCAACACGCCAGGCTGATTGTTGCTCGCAGCCGCAGAAGAGCGACCATTCAAGCGCGGAGCGCGGGGGGCGCCGACATAGCCGCCGTTGGCGTAACCGCGCAGTCGCTCAAGCGTGGGAACGCCGATGCGTCTCGTCGCAGCCGCGTCAAAGACGTACTCGCCTTTGTGGACGATGCCGGCAGGCGTCAACTTCCCGCCAGGTCCGGTGAAGCCGCCCTTATCGAAGAGGCCGATGCCACCGCTGGCCGCAAGTTGCTTTGAGCCAGCGAAGGCCGTTCCGGAGAGGAACGACAGCCAACCACCGCCCCCACCACCACCAACTCCTGATGCCAGGCCGTTCGCAAGGCTGCTGAGCCCCTTGGTGGTTTCAGTCGATGCACCAGCCAACTTCTCGAGCGCTGCGCCTGCAGACTTGGCCTGCGAGATCTCGAAGTGCATGGCGTCCTTCTTGGACTTCCAATCACCGCCCCAATCGAAGCCGTTGCGGGATGCAATCGCGCTAATGCCGGTCGGCATGTCAGTGACAAGGTTGCGCCCCATCGGGTTGGCTTGCGGATTGATGTCAATCGCGTTGCCAAAGGCATGGTTAGAAAGCTTGTTGGTGCCGGCAATGTTCCGGTAGTTGTAGCCGCCGATCGACTTGATCTGGTAGCCAGTGGCCTCCAGATCATCAACGAGCGACTGAAACTGCGATGCAAACTTGGCGTTCACGTCTGCAGTCAGGCCGCTTGCCGTACTGATCGTAGACAGGCCAATGCCAGTTTTGGTCGATCCTGCTGCCGGCAGTGATCCACGCGTCACGGCACCGACGGGCGCAGAGAAGGCGGACGCTAGCGACGATGGTGCAGCCGGGAAAGCAGATAGCGCAGAACTTGCCGCCCCACCTCCACCTCCACCTGAACCAAACACCGCCGAAGCGAAAGCGTTGCCAATCTGCGTGAACAGACTATCCAGCGACTTCTGCATCGCGTTGGCTGCGGCATTCTTGATTGCGTCGGCGAAAGCCTCGCCAATGCTCTTGCCGCCTGACACAACGCCGGTAGTGAATTCGGACAGGAACGAATGCGTTAGGTCCGACAGTTCCTCGCGGTTGAACTGATCTCGAATCATCGCGGCATTCTGGCCGCCAAGATCCTCCGGCAAACCGTAGGAACGAAGCCGCTGCTTTACCGCCTGTTCCTGCTTCGACAGGCTCGCGAAAACCGCGTCATCGAGCAAATCCTGCTGCAGCTTCGCCTCGGAAAGCGCCTGCGAGTACTTCTCGTACAGCGCGACCTTCTGCTCGATCTCGGCGCGATGAGCCTCAGAAAGGGAACGCCCCTTGTCTTCAGCCTGCTGCAACAGTTCCAACCGGAAGCGCGCGGCGTCTGTCTGGATTCCGTACTGGCCGGTAAGCTCTGTCTCCAATCGAAGTTGCGCGATGCGGTCGTCCGCGCTCTTGACCAGATCACGATAGGCGTTCGCAGCGCGGGACGCCGCCGTCTCGGACTTTTTGTCAGGCTCTTCGCCCAACTGGATCGGCTTGGCGCCAGGCGTAGGCACGGCAACAGTGCGACCATCGCCATTAACGATCGTCGGGTTTTCGTTCTGCGCCTGCCGGAAACGGAAGTTCTGAATGTCGTTCTGGTCAATCAGGAACTGACCGTCGCCACTCAGGATCGGTGATAGCTGACCGAGCGGCCCAAGCTGCTTGACGAGATCGGCCAGTACGGCCGCTTCAGTCTTGAACTTTGATGCGCTGGTAGATGCCTTATCGATCGTCGGCGCCAGCTTCTCGAATATGTCCAGATACTTCTGAAGCTCCGGCGTGGCGTTGTCCTTGATGACCGCAGCGAGTTCTTGCTGAACCTTCTTCGCTGTCTCGGAAGTGGCCGTGCCGTTCTCGATGCCGCTGACCAGCTCATTGAAAGCGCGCTGTAGGTTAGTTACCTTGTCGGTGTCCTGCCCCATCTGCGACAAGCGCGAGACGATGTCACCCATATCGGAATTGACGTCGCCGAGAGCCTTGCGGAGTTCCGTCCACTGCTCATCAGCAGCGGCGTCAGATGCCGCCTTTTGATCTTTTCTGTCGGCGGCCTTCTGCCGCTCCTCGTTGTATGCTTTGAGCGCAGGAAGGGCATCACCCCACTTGCTCACGACAGCCTGGACCAGCTCTGCTTCGCGCTTCAGCGTCTCCTCTGACTTCGCGCCGCCCCATTCCACCGTGCTGAAGTACTGGACCGCAGCAGCAGTCGCGCCGATAGCGGCGATGGTCGCCAGCGAAATCGGGTTGACGATCTGCATGAACGCGCCGGCTACGGCGGGACCGATCTTCTGTCCGCTTGCTCTGATGTCGTTGAAGACCTGAGAGACCTGCGGGCCTTGCTGCAGCGCCACGGTGTACCACGGCATGAATGCTGCTGTGGTCGCGACGTCGAAACCCTGTGCAGCAAGGTTCGATGTATTGAACGACCCGGCGCCGCGGTTCGGAGTATCCGAAATTGCCTTGTTGCGATTTCTAATCGCAGCCGTCGACGCTAGAGCCGCCTGCCGCTCACGCTGGATGGCGGTGGTCATCTCGTTGGCCGAGATCGCGCCAACCGCATGCGCGCGGCGAATGTCGGCAACCGCCGACTTGTAATTGTTTATGGTCGCGAAAAGCGGGCTGTACTTGGCGCGCAGGCGCTCAAGCTCCTTGCCCTGATCAGCGAGTGCGCCGTTCCATTCCTTGGCGCCCTTCGAGCCGATACCGACCATTTTGTCGACGCGAGCCTGCAGTGCAGTCGTCATCGAATTGTCGATGCCCTTGCCCAGGCCGTCGAACTGCTTCTGGACCTTGCCGGTGGTCGACGAAATGTCTTGCTCTAGCCGCTTCAGGCTCCTTTTCACCGTAGCAAGGTCGGTGCTGATGGAAATTACAAGATCGTCGGTCTTTTCAACCATCAGGCGTGTATCCTAAAGTGGAAAAGCCCGCGTGGTGGCGGGCTCTTGAGGTGGTGCATGGATGGATGGCTGAAGGCGCTCGTCGCCGCTGCCTGCGTTGTGGTGATCGCAGGAGGTGGATGGCTAGCGTTGAAGGAATACCGGGAACACGCAACAGAGGAAGCCGTCGAAAAGGAAGCAACGATGCGGTCTGGTTGTCGACAATCCTTGCTTCCGGAAAATTCCGGATATGCGATGTTGCGAGATACATGCCTGAAGCGCGGATACATTACGCAGGCGGAGCACGACTCCGCCCGCTAACCGTACTTCTTCAGCAGCGCATCCATCTCCTTGCCGCTCGGAGCCGATTCCGTTTCCGCCCCGTTGGCCTCGTTTCGGCCATGGATGGATTCGAAAAACTCCGTCATGGTGGCGCCCCAGAAATCAACGGGACGCCAACCAAGCCCCCCAAGGGCAACACGCATCCATTCCCGCCATGGGAATGCGTCTTCTTCGACTAGCTGGCCGCCTCTGTGACGGCTTCGTCGTTTCCCTCTTCACCATCGAAATGATGCGACAAAGCCTCACTGATCGCGGCCGCACAGGCCGAGAAGTGTTTCAGCTTCAGCTTGTTGACCGCGGCCAGCCGATCGCCGCGAACTGTGAGCAGTTCAAGGCCGGCCAGCGTTGCGGCTGCCTCGACGCCAGACAGGCGCACGAACAGCTCCTGGAACGACTTGCACTCAAGCCGAGTCGATACAGCAGCGAGGCCGCTCATGGTGGCGGCGATGACCAAAGGCACATCGCCAACCCACAAGGCCACTTCGCCGCGGGCGCCGTTTACTTCAAGCGGAAACGGCTTCACCGCGGCCGCAGGCTTCTTCTCCTCTTCAGCCATGGATTACACCTCGGCCGTGAATTCGAGGACGTCAGCAGCCACGAAGGTCGCGCTGAATTCCATGTTCGGCTCGACGTCGCCGGTCAGTTCGAAATCGGTCACCATCCACGAGCCTTCATAGGTGCCGTCGCCTGGGACGATGACCTGAGCATTGAACGCCTGCGAGTTGCGGACGTAGCCCATGAAGGTATCGGTGTTTGCGCTTGCAACGAAGTTGCCGGAGCCGCTGAACGTGCGGTTCGAAATGCCGGGACGGCTGGTCTTCTGAACCGGGCCGCCGGGGTTGGTGCACGACGGAATCGTGGTGTCGATTTCGTTCGCCGACATGTTGAAACTGCGCGTTTTGATGCCGCAAAGGTTGTTGAAAGTCTCCGGCGAACCGCCGTCGCCGACCTTGATCAGCAAGAGGCGGCCAAGCTGCTGTCCATCTGCCATGTAGTCTCCTTCGCCGGCGACAGCCGGACATGATGTGGTGGTTTTGGGTTGCTAGCGCCACCGGCCGGTCAGCCGATGCGCTCGACATTCGCCACGAACTCGATGACGCCGTGGCTGGTGAGGCCGTCAGGATCGCGAAAAACTCGCGTCTGCCGGTGGATGATCGAAACGAGGCGCCATGTCGTGAGCGTCAGCGGCGCAAGATGGAGGGATTCAACAACCGCGTCTGCGATCTTCTTGCATTCGGGAAAGCCGACCTTGCGGGACCACGCATGAAGCGTCAGGTAGACGTCGCCGCCACTGATGCAGGTCGCGTCGTCCCGAATAAACTGGGCTTCCCCGATCGTCACATAGCCTTCTTTAGGCGTTGCCCACGCTGTACCTGGCGGCTGGTCGTAAACACCATTGACGAGGTTCATCAGGCCCGCATCGGCCTTCAGGCGCGTGACGATCGCGCCTTGCAGTTCTAGTTCTGAGCTTGCCATTGCAAATCCTACTTGCGCATGGCCTCACGAACGCCCTTGTTCACGGCCGCCTGAATGCGTTTCTTCGCCTTGGCGCGCATCTCGCGCCATGTCGGGAAGATATGAGGCTGTGCGGCCGTACCGGGATGCTGCGTGCCGCCGCCTTCAGCGTGCGTCACCTGACCGAGCACCGTTCCGCCGCCTGGAGCGGTGTTGTGGGGCGCTGTGCCGAATTCCAGCCATCTCCAGATATACTCGGCAAAGATGCCAGCAGCCGATGGATCCTTAGTCGGATTGCTCCCGACTGGCTTCTTGTCAGGATGATCGGCAAGGCGTGCTGCCTCGAAGCTGTGCATGTACTCGAGCGTCGCGCCGGTTGGCGCCCTGGCCGAGATGCGCTCTGCGGCATCCTCTGCAATCTTCAGCTTTTCGGCCGCTGCGTACTTCTCAACGTTCGGCGCGATCTCGTCGAGACGCTTCGATAGCGCCTCGCGGCCGATGATCTTGGTCTTCAGCGCCATGCTGCGCTCCGTTACGTTGCCACCCCGTCGTCGACCAGCAGTTCGAGCCAAGCGCTCTTCTGGTCGGGATTGGTGACGGTGCGGATGTTGAACACCCGCTTGTCGTTGCGAGCATCGACGGCTCGCCATGCCGGCGTAATCTCGCGACTGGCCGCGCATGAGCGAATGCGAACCGTGTACGGCTGAACGCCAGTTAGCCGAGCGGCCTGCACTGGCTCACTGCCTCGAAGAGGAACGAGCTCGGCAACGTTGGTGAAGACGGTGGCGAAGTCGCCAGCGACCTCGTTACCATAACCGTCATCCACCATGGCCCGCTTCTGAAAGTGCAGCTTTTCCCGCTGGCGGCCGGCGCTAGGTCTTTTTGCCATTTGCGCTCTCCCGCTTGGGCGCCGGAGCCTTCACCCCCTTGCCCGCGGCCTGCGCCTCATCGGCGCAAGCTCTGGTGACGTTCTGGATCATGCCGGCCTTGTAAGCGATGGTGAATCCCGGCTGCACCCAATTGAAGTTTTCGGTGAACCGGAGCCAAGCCATTAGAGCGTCACGCCTGGGTCGACAATCGACACAGCCAGTACCGACGCGCTCTTGGCAACGCCGATCTGAATGGTGTCCATGCCGGTGGCGAGGTCGGCTCGCGGACAAATGCCGCCGGCGGTCGCGCTCAGCCAGTAGTCAGTGCCGGCGACGAGCGTCGCACCGATCGTGATGTCGCCATCTTTAAGGATGGCAAGCGGCTGGTTAGCGGATGCGCCATTCAGGGCGATGCCCTTTACTTCGCGCGTGCCTGTGCCGTTGTTGTCCGAAAGCATCCAGCGATTGGTCGCTGCGTTCAGAAACACAGCCTTTCCAGCCGTGATGGTCTCGCCAGCGATACCGGTGTCGCGCGTGGCATTGCTGCCGGCGACGACTGCGCTTGGGGTTACCGTGATGTCGACCACTTGAAAACTCTTTCTTTTCTGTTGACTGTGTTAGGCGGCTTTGACCACTTTTCGATTTAGATAGCAGTCTTCGCCCCACTCAGAGAATGCGGCCGCGTCGTAGGCAGTTGCGGCCTCCATGGCAGTAACAAAGGTACCGATGTGCCTCTCTTTGCCATCAATGTTTATTCGGGCGCGCCACTTGCCAATCTTGGGCATATACGACACGCCTTTGTACTCCCCACGGGTCGGGCCGCGGAGCCGGCGTTCAGCCGCGAGCATTTCCCGCTCTTTTGGATCGCTAAAGCGGCGCAGCATTGTCTCCGACTGCTTCTTCAGCAACTCAGGGTCACTCCAGCGAACCCTGACGGCGACGGAAATAGTTTCCCTCACTTTCGGGTCGGACATCACCTTCGTGGATGCCAGGCTAATCTTTTCTCGTTCTGCCGGATCTTCAAACCGTTTACGGAGAGATTGCGATATCTTCTCTCGCTCGGCGGGATCCTCGAACCTGAGAACGGTATTAATCCTCTGCCGTTCACGCTGCTGTGGGTCGGCATCGTAGCGTGCCTTATGAGCGGCGCTCATCTTCGCCCTGGCCTCATCTGACTGTTTTATTCCGCGCTTTGACTCGGACATCTTGGCGACGTGTTCAGCAGACTTCGGCTTGCCCTTCAGTGCTGCGCTTTTCTTTGCTCGGGCTTCAGCACTCTGAATCTGGCCTTTAACGCCGTCACCACCGTCAGTGAGGTTCATCAAGCGCGCGCCACTGGATCGATGTTCGGCAATAAGGCGAACTTCCATTTCCATGGCATGATCCTGCGACAGGCCCGTCGCAATCACACCCATAAGAACATCTCCACCAGCCGCTATCACCGACTCAATCCACCGAGACTTCTTCCAGCCCTCTTTTTGAGCTTGGCTCAGGTGGAGAGATAGGCGAGCTTTCGGATTATTGGTGATGCCTATATATCGGATTTCATCGGGAGAGCGACGGTCAACCAGTGCATATACAAACCACGTATCAGCGCGTTTAGGCGCACTACGCCTATCAAACAGTTCCATCGCAAGTATCCCTCTTGCTATCCATTGGTGCGTTCGGCAGGCGTGTGGATGCACGCTTTTCGGGAGCTACCCTAGCCGAACAACTTCTATATAAGGTTTTAGGCGCGGATAATCTAGGGATTCATCGCTATTACGAAAGCGTGGGCGTCGGGGTGGACGACGGCATGCCCAGAATGGCAACGCCAGACAGGAAGATGTTGCCAGCATCATTGCCGGACGGCGTGACGGTCATGCGCACGTAGCGTTTGCTGCCCTTGTAGCCGATCTTTCGGCACTCATTGTCGTCGGCGAAGGTAAAAGCGGCGAGCGCCTCGGTTCCGACCAGATAGTCGTCAGCAACAGCGGCTGCGTCGGAGAGGTTGGCTGCATCGCCGTCCTCGACCAGTACCGCGAAAGTCGCATTGGTGTCGGTGTTCGTGCCGGTTACTAGCGCCAACTCCACGGCCTGGTAGCCGAGCGTGTCGATGATGGCGGAAACGATCGCCGTGTTGTCGGTGCGGGCGGCAACCGGAACAATCAGCGGAACGAGGTGAATGTCATTGTGAATCTCACGACTCGGCATGTTGTGTCCTTTCGGTCAGGCCACGCGGCCGACTCTGTAGCGTTCAAGAATTGATGCGACGCCCATGGGAAGGTCGATCGCCTTTAGGTCCGTGGTGACTGCTTCGCGGTTCTCGTAGAAATGGCCGACTAGCAGCTTGATAGCCCAAACCAGATCGGCGGGTAGTTCGGCAAAGCCGCAGGTAAACGTCACCTTGACAGCACCCGGCTCGCAATAGATCGACGGCCAGGATGTATCGCGCGCTGGCCAGATGCGCAGTGGGCTGGAATCCAAATCGTACCGGGTCGAGGTGACCGCTACAGGATCGCCACTGGCGTCCTTATAGGTGACGGAAGTAACGCCAGTCACTGGGCCGAGTGGCACGACGATTTCGCATGGGAAATGATCAAGCGAGAGGCGCCACGTCTGAGGCATCAGGACGATGCCAATACCGTTGGGGCCTTCAATCGCTGCTTCTGCAGCCGCGACCATTGCGGTGATGTCACTATCATCGTCGTCATGGAAAACGCGCAGATGCTTCTTGGCGTCTGCAAGCGACACGGTCGGCTCTGTCGGAGCAACCGTCCTAACCAACCGCGTCCATTCGTTCATCGGCGACGGCCTCGTTTGGAAACGGGCTGGACTACAGGATCTGCGGGCGATTCTGGCTCAACCGGATCAGCATCCAGAGTTACTGCGGGCTCAGGCACTTCATCAACGGCAACCGCAAAGCCCGACTCAATCCAGCGCAGCGCGCGCTCTTCAGGCAAGTCGTATTCACTACCGCCATCAAACGTCACGTCGACGCCAACCCGGCTATTCAGCATTTTGACGCGCATGGCGGCCTCCAAAAGAGTGGATGGGCGCCCCGAAGAGCGCCCACCAAGTATTACGATGCGAGGTTCTGGAGAACCTTGACGGCTGCGGCGTCGAGCAGTTCACCGTCGAAGCGGGTGAAGCCGATGAAGCCGACCTGGCCGTAGTCGGCGTAACGCTCGACGAGGCGCTTGATGGCGAACTCCTTGACGTTGCGGACGATGTACTTGTTCATCGCGCCGAACGCGACGGGCTTTGCCGAAGCGCCGATCGAGGCCATGGCCTGGTTGATCGAGTAGCCGTAGTTCAGGATCTGCGCAGGTGCGCCGGCCTTCACATCGGCGGGTTGCCAGATGTAGTCGCCCTCGAGATTTTTGATTTTCCGGAGCGACTTCAGCGTGCTGTCGTTGAACATCCAGCGGCACGACGGGTCGGAACGGTACGCCGGGTCGACGCTGTGCTCAAGCTCGATGAGGTCATCGAAGGTCACGGTCACGTCGTCGGCGCCGTTGACGGCGGTGGCCGCGGTAATGATGCCGTTCGGCTTGGACGAGCCGTCGCCGGTGGTCAGGTGCGTGTTGGCGATGCGGCCGATGCGCTCTGCCATGGCATCGCGGATGATCGATTCGACGTCAAGAACAGCGTCCTGCAGAAGCTCGTCGGAGACGAGGACAACGCCGGAGGTGTACTTGTAGGCGTCGATCGTCTTCGTGCCGAACGCAATCTCGGCAAGCGAGACCTGAGTGTTTTCAGCGATGAGCGCGCCGACATTTGCGGTGTCGTTCATCGTCGGGAACGTCAGGGCGGCGCCGGTTGCCGTGGTGAGCATGCGAGTAACGCCCGGATCCATCATCGGACCCCAAGCCTTCAGCGATTTGATCAGCTCTTCCTGGAAGATGACCGGAACGAGGTAGCCGCCGGCGGTATTGGTGCCGACCGACTGGGCGCGCTCTTCGTAGTTCTTCAGGATGCCGCGCTGTTCAGCGGAAAGCTGAGAACGGCCGCCGCGAACGAAAGTGCGGAAAGCATCAGCATACTTCTCGGCGTCGGACTTTTCGGCCGCACCGGGTGCTGCACGAGTGTCTGCGGTCGGACGACGCTCATCGGCGGCGTTCAGTTCGCGCTCGCGCTCTTCCAGGCCTTCTTCGCGCTTGATGCGGGCCTCGAGGCGATCGTATTCCGCCATGGCGG